TAAAAGCGCAGAAAAAAGTACACGAAATGTGAAATTGACACTTTCTTACCGGAAATCCGGCGGTACAATGGGTGCTGTAAGGAGGGCTGTAATGGGGCGTAGAAGGAAGCTTGAGACAGGCGAGGATTTGATTTTACAAATTGGCAATTTTATTGAGTTTGTCGAGAGCGATGATTCGATTATTCCCACTGATTTCAGGCTTTGCAGGTTTCTGGGCGTTTCGACGCAGGCGATTGGCAAAATGGACGGCTTCGAGGAGGCGATGGAGCTTCTTGAGGCGTTCCGGGAGGACTGGTTTTTAAGGCGGATTGAGGAAAATCCCAAGCTCGCGGGTTTTTATCTTGGGAGGCTGAAGTCCGGTTCGGGCGCGAAGGGCGCTCTTACCGTGACGCTGAGGGGCGCAGACGAGCCGTTTGACTAGGGAGTGTTAAAAAGCCGTTTGGCGGTTCAACCGGCTTTTGGGCAAAGATTTTGGGGTTTGCCTTGGTGAGTTTTTGCAATGGCATAATAATTTTATAGTGTGGGCATCCCACACTGTAAAACATTATGCCATTGCAAAAAAACATGCCAAGGAATGGCAAAGGTACGAGTTTGTGCCATTTGGTGGGGCAGTTATGGCAGGTGATAGCGGCATAACTGACCTAAATTATATGAAAGTGGGTGCTATGTGGGGATAGAGATTGATTTTGGGACAGCAAACGCCAAGCAGAAGCTGTTTTTTGAAAGCCGCACGCTTTATACCGCTTACGGCGGCGCGCGGGGGGGCGGAAAAAGCTGGGCGGTCAGGGTTAAGGCGGTCGGCGGAGCGATTGTGAACGCCGGGATTCGCGTTTTGATTTTAAGGCGCACCTACCCGGAGCTTCAGCAGAACCACATTGAGCCGATAAGGGCGATGGTGCCGGAGGCGGTGGGGAAGTATTCCGCCACGCAGCACACGATGTATTTTGTAAACGGTTCGATAATAAAGTTCGGGCATTTTCGGGGGCAGAGCGATTTTACGGAGTATCAGGGGCAGGAATATGACTGGATTTTCATGGACGAGGCGACACAGTTTTCCGAGAGCGATTTCAGGTTTCTCGGCGGCTGCCTGCGTGGTGTTTCGGAGGTCAGCAAACGGTTTTATCTGACGTGCAACCCCGGCGGCATCGGGCACAGGTGGGTCAAACGGCTTTTTATCGACAGGGATTTTAAGACCGGGTGCGGCGACGAGGGGGAGCGGGAAAACCCCGACGATTACTCGTTTATTTTTGCCACCGTTTCGGACAACAAGGCGCTTTTAAAGTCTTCGCCAGCCTATGTTTCGATGCTGGCGAGCTTGCCGCCGAGCATTCGCCGGGCGCACAGATACGGCGACTGGGACGCTATGACGGGGGTTTATTTTTCGGAGTTCTGCGAGGAAGAGCACACCTGCAGGCCGTTTAGGATTCCCGGCTCGTGGGCGAGGTACAGGGCTTTTGACTATGGGCTTGACTGCTTCGCGTGCCTGTGGGTCGCGGTTTCACCCTCCGGGCGGTGCTATGTTTACCGTGAGATCGCGCAGTCAGGTCTTATTGTCCGTGAGGCGGCGCAGGCGATCAGGGAAAACGAGCTGCCGGATGAGACCGTGCGGGCGACCTTTGCGCCGCCGGATATTTGGTCACGGCAGAAGGATTCGGGGCGGAGCATGGCGGAGATTTTCGCCCTTTCGGGCATTGGGCTTATTAAGGCTTCAAACAACCGCGTCGCGGGGCATTTGCTTATCCGGGAGATGCTGGCGCCCGGGGAGGACGCCTCTTCGCAGCTTGTGATTTTTTCCTCCTGCAAAAGGCTTATTTCAGACCTTTCGTGCATTCTGGCGGACGAAAATAACCCGAACGACTGCGCCCGGTATCCGCATGACGTTACGCATATTGTAGACGCGCTCAGATATTTTTGCGTGTCGAGAACCTTGCCTCCGGAGAGGCAGACGGATTTTTATGAGGACGAAGCACCCTCGTATCAGGAGCTTTTCTGCGGGGGCGAGGCGAAAAGGGGGTATTTGTGACGGAGATTATCGAGCATGAATTTAAGTGGAGCGGGACGCTCAAGGCGCTTTCGGAGGTTAGGTACATCGTGCTTCACCACACGGCGAGCGAGACGGCTGATGTGCAGGGCATTCACAAGCTGCATCTGGGAAACGGATGGTCGGGAATCGGCTATCATTTGCTGGTGCGCAAAGACGGAACGGTGCACAGGGGACGGCCGCTTGACAAGCAGGGCGCGCACGCCGAAGGACGAAATTATTGCAGCGTGGGCATCTGCTTTGAGGGCAATTTTGAAAACGGACAGATGGGAGAAAAGCAGGTTCAGGCGGGCGTTTGGGCGGTTTTGTATTTGAGGGGGCTGTTTCCGAAGGCCGAGGTTTTGGGGCACAAGGCGCTTTGCGCCACGGCCTGCCCGGGGCGGTTTTTCCCGATGGAAAGGATTGGCGGGGTTATGACAGGCAAGGAGATTTATGAGGCGCTCAGCGATTATTTGGAGAAGCAGGAGCTTCCCGAATGGGCGCGGGAGGATTTTTTGAGGGCGGTGAGCCTTGGCATCACAGACGGCACGAAGCCGATGGCGGTTGTGCCGAGATATCAGGCGGCTATCATGGCCGCGAGAGCAGTTGGGGAGGATGAAGGAAAATGACTATTGAGCTTATTATTGCGATTGTTTCCGGCATGGCGACGTGCCTGCCGCTGGCGGTGAAGCTTATTCAGATAACGAGGGAGGCCGTCAAGGAGCGGAACTGGACAAAAATGCTCGATTTGGTGATTGAGCTGATGGAGGACGCGGAGGAGTTTCTGCAGGACGGCGCGAGCAAGAAGCAGTGGGTTTTATCGGGGCTTAAGAGCCTTCAGGGCTTTGCCGGTTTCGACATTGACGACGAGGTGGTGTCGAATTTAATCGACAATCTCGCGGGAATGTCGAAAAACGTTAATGCGCAGGTGATAGAGCAATGACGGAATGGACGGTTGTAACCGTTGTGATTGCCATTGCCGGGCTTCTTGTAACGGTGACGGCGCCTGTTATAAAGCTCATGAACACGATTACAAAGCTTTCGTGCGCCGTAGAGGATTTGAGAGGCGACCTTCAAACTCTGACGAGCAAAAACAGCGAGAGCCACGCAAGGCTGTGGGAGCACAACAAGGTGCAGGACGAGAAGATTTCAAAGCTTGAAGGGAGAATTAGGGCATGATTACACTATTGCTTGCGGGGATTTTTGCCATGCTTTGCGCCGTAGCCGCGCTGCTTGCGGTTTTGGTTCGGCGCGGGGGGGCTGCCGAAGGCGGGCAGACGGATAAGGAGCTTTTGGCCGACAAGGCCTTTTCGGAGGGCGTTAATAACGTTCTATCTTACATGGGAAAGGGGCGTGACGATTAATTGAAAGGGCATCTTACCGCCGCGGACGTTTGGAAGGCTTACCAAAGCGGCATCGCGTTTAATAATACTCTCGATCTCGATTCCGAGGTGGAGACGAACGAAAACTTTTTTATCGGAAAGCAATGGGAGGGCGTGCAGTCAAACGGTCTGCCGACGCCTGTGTTCAACTTTCTGAAAAGAGTTACGCTTTTTATCGTTGCGTCGATTGCGTCGGACAATCTTAAAATGCAGGCAAGCGCCTTGTCCGGGGACGGATCATCTGACGGGCATTATAAGGCGATGCATATTATCAACGACGAATTTGACAGGCTTTTTGAACACAATAGCGTGGGCAATCTGATTCGTGAATTTTTGCGCAACGCCGCCGTTTGCGGCGACGGCTGCACCTATACATATTGGGACAGCGAGGCGCAGACGGGGCAGGCTTCACGCGGCGCAATTCGCACCGAGGTTATTGAAAACACAAGGGTTTTCTTCGGCAACCCGAACGACAGAAGGGTGCAAAGGCAGCCATATATCATCATCGAAAGGCGTGAGCAGCTTCGGAGCGTTCGCAAAAGGGCGAAGGAGCTGGGCGTCGGAAGCCCTGACGATATCATCCCCGACGGCTGCGGGAGGCGGGAGGCTTCTTCCTCCGATAACGGCGAGGGCAGGGTCACGGTGCTGATGTATTTTTACAAGGACGACGAGACGGGCACCGTGTGGTGCTGCGAGAGCGTGAGAGGAATCGTACTCTCGCACAAGGATTTGGGGCTGACGCTTTATCCTATAACATGGCTCAACTGGGACTACCGCACGGACAATTATCACGGGCAGAGCCTGATTTCAGGGCTGATTCCGAATCAGGTTTTCATCAACAAGCTGTTCGCGATGAGCATGATTTCGCTTATGACAACGGCGTACCCCAAGATTGTTTACGACAAGACGCGCATCGCGAAATGGACAAACCAGGTCGGCGCCGCGATTGCCGTTAACGGCGGCGATGTATCGAATGTAGCGAGGATTATCGACCCTGCGACGATTTCGCCGCAGATCGCGGAATTTATCAAGCTTGCCGTTGACTACACCGAGTCGTTTTTGGGCGCGACGCCCGCGGCGCTCGGCGACGTCAGACCCGACAACACCTCGGCAATTATCGCGCTTCAGAAGGCGGCGGCAACGCCGAACGAGATCACGCGCCAGAATCTTTACGCGAGCATAGAGGAGCTTGGGCGGATTTATATCGACTTCATGGCGCAGTATTATGGCACAAGGCAGGTGATGTGCGCCGTTCCGGGCGAAACGCCGAAGGAGCTTGTCAAATTCGCAGCTCTCGCGCCGGACGGCAAGATCCCGCAGGACTTTGACTTCGGGACGCTTCGCAGCCTTCCGATGGCGATCAAGCTTGACGTTGGCGCAAGCTCATACTGGAGCGAGATCGCATCGATGCGGACGCTTGACAACCTGCTTGTTCAGGGCAAAATCGGCATTGAGGATTACCTTGAGCGCATTCCCGACGGCTATATTACAGACAGGCAGTCGCTGCTTGAGAAGGTCGGGCGGCAGCAGGCCGGTGCGGATATTACGGCGCAGACCAGCGCTTTGATATAAAACGCCTAAACCAAGGCGGGAAGGAGTTTTTATTACATGGAAGAATTAGTTGACACACAGGACATTGAAGCTACCGATGTTAGCGGGGCTTGGGAGGACGAAACTCCCTATTTTGAGGCGGATTCCCAGCCGGAGGAGCAGACCGAAGCCGCAGTGCAGCCCGAAGAGGAGCGCTTTACGCTCAAATATATGGGGCAGGAGCACTCGGTTTCAAGGGATGAGGTTACGTCCCTTGCCCAGAAGGGCATGGACTATGACCGCATAAGAGGAAGGCTGGAGGCCGCGTCAAACGGGGATGCTTCGGAGGAAGAGCCGGCTCTCGGCGACAGGGCAAGGCAGGCTGAAAATGCCCGAAGTCAGGGCTTTCTGGAGTTTTTCCGCAGTAGACCCGATGTCACAGCCGAGGACATACCAGCCTCGGTTTTCAAGGCGGTTCGGGCAGGCGAAAGCCTTACCGCCGCTTACAGCATGTATGAAAACAAGGTGCTAAAGAGCGAGCTCTCCGCCCTTAAAAAGGGCGAGGAGAACCGCCGCAAGGCGGCAAGCGCCGCGACCAGCGTCGGCAGGGGCGACCATCAAAGCGCCCTTGACGAGGCGTGGTATGACGGCAGATGACCGCCTTGGGAGCTTAAAGGGCTTTCAGGGCAAGGGTTTACTTACATTTTGAAAGGAAATATTTTTTATGGCTATTAATTTGGCAACACAGTATGAGAAGAAGGTCGCGGAGCGCTTTAGTCTTGGCTCGCTGACCGACGCGGCGGCAGGCAAGGACTACAGCTTTTCCGGCGCAAAGACAATCAACGTCTACAGCATTGATACTGTGGCGATGACAGACTACACGAGGGATGGCAGCGCGCGCTACGGCGCTATCAGCGAGCTTGGCGATGTTACGCAGGAGCTGACGCTTGTTCCCGACCGCTGCTTCACATTCTCGATCGACGCAGGCAACGACAGCGAGCAGTTCAACGTAAAGCAGGCAAACGCCTGCCTTAAGCGTCAGATCGACGAGGTCGTCTCCCCGGAGATCGACGCGTACCGCCTCGCGGCATGGGCAAGCGGCAAGGGTCTTGTGACAGGCTCTGTTTTGTCGAGCGCCGACGGCGCTCTTTCAAAGACGAGCATTGTTGACGCGATCTTTACGGCAAGCGCAAAGATGAGCGACACAATGGTTCCAAGGGCGGGCAGATATCTCTTTATCCCGGAGCTGACCTTTGTTAAGTTCAAGCTTGCCGACGCCGTCATGGGCGCTGACGGCATGAGCGAGGAGAGTATCAAGACAGGCTACAAGGGGACAATTGACGGAATGCGTGTTGTTTCAGTGCCTTCCGCTATTTTCCCGGCAGGCGTTAACTTCATCATCAAGCAGAAGAACGCCACGGCAGACCCATTTAAGCTAAAGAACTATCGTGTTCAGAAGAACCCGATGGGCATCGACGGCGACGTTGTTGAGGGCAGGGTTATTTACGACAGCTTCGTGCTTGACAGCAAGGCTAACGGCGTTTTTGTCTCCAAGGCCTAAGCCTTAAGCCCACGGGGGCTTCCCCGTGGGCAATTTTGAAAGAAGGGAGAAGGCTATGATTACAGGAAACGATATTTTATCCGCGAGCCTTGCCATCATGGACGAGGCGGCAAGCGACGACTACAGCGCCCGTGCCGTGCCGATTCTTAACACGCTTATCGGACGGTGCTATGCCATCAGCGCGGAGACGGAAACGCCCGTGCCGAATAACTGGAAAAGCATTGTTTCGCTTTCGGACGAGGTTACAAGCATCGACAAAACCCTGTGCATTTCGGGGATTCCGTACGGGCTCGCGGCGCTTTTATATCTTGAGGAGGACCCCGTTAGAAGCCGCTCGTGGTGGAGCATATTTTTGGAGCAGATGGAGCTTTCAAAGCGCACGCCAAGGCATTTTGAGCCGATCAAAAATGTATACGGCGGCGTCGAGCACTCAGGCTATGGAAGGTGGTGACGGGTTTTGAGCGATTTGAACGCGAGCGTAACCTCGACAATTTATACCGTTAAGGCATGGAGGGGCGTGAACGAAAATCCCGACGGCGACACGAACCTTAAAAGCGGCGAGGCCGCCGTTATGAGAAATTTTAAGGTCACGGACGGCGGCGCGCTTAAAAAGCGCCCCGGCAGCGACGACGTCGGAAGGCTTCTGTCGGGCGCGGGTCTCGCGCCGACGGGCGAGATTATTACCCAGCGC